ATCCGATAGCTGTCTATCTTCAACATACACTACATCTCTAGGTATATTCTGCAAATTTGGGTTACGAGATGATAGTCTACCTGTTACTGTACCCCAATTACAGAAGTTAGTATGTAAAACTGGCATCTCTAGATAGGGTTCTATATATGTTGAGCTATATTTTACAAGTGTTCTATACTGTCTTATCATACCTGCGAGTGGATTATTAAGTTGTACTAATACTGCTTCATTCCACGCCTCTGCACCCGTGCCTGTTCTAGCAGGAGAATGAACTCCCATGCCATTAAATATCTCCCCAATTTGTTTAGGACTACTAATATTAAACTCTTGCCCCGCTAATTCATATACCTGTAGCTTCAAATCAGCTACCCTCTTCATCATTTTCTCGTAGGCTACTTTAGCATATGCATTATTTATAGGGATACCACGTTTTTCCATAGTGTATAAAGTTTTAGTTAGGTCACATTGGAACTTAAATAGCTCAGATTGTTTTGTTTCGTCTAGTTTTTTAAGCCTATCAAAGTAAACTCTGCGTGTCCATTCCACATCCTTAATACAATATGGTCCTAATATAGATGGAGGTGCTAAAGAAAAGTCCTTAGTCCACTTATTCTTTCGTAAAACTTGTTTAGTATCAATATCATATTTCCCTGCATCGTCCCCATAACTTCTAATAATAGTATCTGTAAGACTCAATTGGTTTATAGTAGTTGGTTCAGTCATTCTAACCATGACTAATACATCAACTAGATCCATAGCTTGTATATCAATACCTTCGTTCTCTAAAAACTTAGCATCAAACTTCACATTGTACCCTACTAAAGTTTTACATTTAGTGTTTATACACTCTACAAGTTTATTTAAATCTGATTGAGATAAATTTGGTTCCTCTGACTGATGTCTAAATGGGAAATAATATATATTATCTTTATCATTAGTCGTAGATATACCTATACCACATAGTTGATGCATATCATAAGGATTCAATCCGTTAGTTTCAACATCAATAATCCATTCAGTGCTCGTTGACTTAGTAAATAAGTCTATGGTTGAGTCAAATGTATTAGTTGTTACTATCATCGGATTTGCAGCAACCCCCAACAGGACATCGGCTGAGGGCTGCATAGTTATGGAGGTCCCCATTAAAAGGGCATATCGTCATCTTCATCATCAACTGACACTGCATTTGCAGGCACTGATGTATCAGATGCTTCAAATTTACCGTATCTTTGAGCTACATACTCTTTGATAGGTGTGAGGTTTGCCACCTCTGCTTGTTTATCTTCGGGTAGTTCAATACTACCGTTAGTAGATGTAATAGTATAAGTTGTATCTAAACTACTACCTCTTCTTTTTACTCTTATCACAGACTTATCAAGTGCTCCATTATCACCGTAAACGTCTACTAATTGATTCCAGTTGATGTTATTAGCACCGAAAGAGAGTGTCATTACTTTAAAGTCATTGACAACTTCCTTATAAAGTTTATTACCCGTAGGACTTGTGATCTCTTCCCATGAATCAACACGTTGTTCAGTGTGTAGAACTTCTGTTACATACACCCATAGTGCAAATTTGTGTCGAGGAAGCTTTCTTTTGCCACCATCTTCCCAGTATAGAGCTTCACTTGGTACATCATCAACGGGTTCACCATTAACTACCAAGACACTTCTCCAACTTTTATCTACACCGCTTTGAAATTCATACACATGGAACTCATCTAAAAAGATGTCGTCCTCGTCACCTGTTGCAATGGATTTCATAAATACTTGATCACCATCTTTTAACCAGATTTCTTTACCTGTACTCTCAGTGCTCTGAGTAGATCTTGCAGTCCTGTTTTGAATATTGTTTTGTATCATACCGATTCCAGACATATTATCCTCCTTACCAGTATCGTCTATTGTTTATTACATTTTTTAGTATATCATAAGATCTGATATCCTGCACATCTTTATATTCACTAGGAATTTTTATATAAGATAGTGCAATCTTGCCTCTCAACATATCTAATGCTTTGTTACGACCAATTATACCAGCCTTATCATTATCTAAACATAGTATAATCTCTTTTACAGGTAGTGTCAATAGTAATTCCTGCTGTCTCCTTGACATAATTGCACCTAGTATAGCCACAGATTTAAATCCAAGCTGGTCTAACCACATTGTATCTAAAGGTCCCTCAGTCACACAAAGTGTTTGTGATGGGGTAATTAAATGCTGACCAAATAATATCTTCGATTTTTGTAGTCCTCTAGAATATAAATACTTAGGAATTATCTTTTCTTGTCTGATAGCCCATCCAACTGCTCTTTCATCTTTATCAAGCATTGGTAATACTAATCCATTCCTGCCCGTAACACCACATCTCCATTTTTTCATGCTTGCTTTAGTAAAATCTCTGTTAAATATCCATGGGGGTACAGCTCCTAGTGTATAAGGTATAGTAACTTCAGGTAATTGTTTATCTTCTTCTTCTATAGTAAAATCAAATAAATCATCTTTATAGTTACCCTTATAATTAACTAGGTATTGATTAACTTGTCTATAATCCCAATCTTTATACTCTTTAATGAAACTTTTCAAACCACCTTGTCCACAACCTGCAAAACATATCCAAACACCTTTTTCTATATTAATAGAGCAAGATTCTGTGGTGTCTTCATGAAACGGGCATAAAATAGATACTTGACTATCCCCTACAGGTATAGACAACCCCATATCCGTCAATGCTGTTGCCCAATCCATATTAGTTCTTTGATATCCTGTATATAAAACCATCTTTCTCTTTCCAAAACCCTTCAGGAAATGTCATACCACATTGAAAACAATATGGATCGTTCTTTACTAAACCTAAAACTGGCTTAAGTAATAATGAGTTAGGGTCTATAATAGTAAGCCCCACTTTAATAACTCCGTTTGCAGAACATTTACCGCATTTGTATTTTTTAGATAAACGACTCATTGTTCTCCTCTACTTTGCCTTTGTCAACATCCCATATAAATTGGGAATCTCTACCACCTAAATCACCGTCCCTATATTTTTGGAACGCTACTTCTCTTAATTTAGGCTCATCTTCTACCATACACATAGAGAGTGCAACATCTGATGCTCTAATTAATGCATCCCCAAAAGCAACTTGACTTGCTGTAGGTTGAGTATACATATTAGCCGCGTCTCTTGTAGCTTGAGTAGATGCGATAACAGTAGTATTGGTTGACAATGCCATTGTTTTTAAACCGTAAAATAATGAGTGTGATTGTTCCCACACCGCTTTATTTTTGTCGTGAGTAGATACTAAATATACCCCATCAATAATTAAAACATCAGGTTTATACTTACGCACCAAGTTAGTTATACTAGGTAACGAAATACTATCTTCACCACTTATATGATCACATACTAGTAAATTTTTAAAATTAGTGTTTTGTAAAAACTTTTTGTATATCTCTTCATCAATCTTGTGCCCCGTTCTAAGTGCACTATGTGATAATTCATACCCTTGAGCGTGTGCTAGTAACACATCCATCCTTAATCCGATGGATGCGACAGGCATTTCGGTAGATACTAATAGTGTTTTATATCCACTGAGTATCGCATCTGCTGCTAACTTACAACATAACCATGTCTTACCTACAGTCGGTCTAGCATAAGCAGTAATTAAATCCCCTTTCTGCCATCCTACACCAGTAGAGTTAATCATGTGAAATGGTGTCCTAATACCTATCATGCCATCACCCATCTGTCTTACAGAGCTTCTCTTCTTCCATTCTTCATATCTATCTAAGTCACCCGTATCGTATTGATTTACATCAGCATCATGTAATATTTCAATATCATTTAAATTATCCATAATTGAACCTAATGCTTTTTTAGGGTTTTCTGTTAGCAATGGTTTATTATCTTGAAATACTGAGATAATGTGTCTAAACATAACTTGTTTACTAAATTCGTTCAATGCATAATTAAAATTAACTGACTGTGCATCTGTTTTTAATGAATCAAACTTTTCAACTAAAACCTCTGATGTAGGGAACTCTTTGTAATCATCAATGTATGTTTGTATAAACTCATATGCTTTACCATGTTCAGCAAAGTCTTTAGGATTATAGGTAAATTGTTTATAATTGCCGGCATCACATAATCCAAATATGATCGCAGACTCTATAAAATTAAAGTTTTCCAATACTATTTCTCTTCGTTAATTTTGTTTCTCAAAGATTTTTTTACTTTGTATATGGAGTAGTTTACCACACTTTCTTCACCATTGACAGTGTTTACTTTTGTTAATTGTTTTAAGTTTTGTTCTATGTCCTTCATAGTCCTGTTCATAAATTTGTCTTTTAAAAATTGTTTTTCACCGTCATCTAAATCTAAAGACTCTAAATAATCTATAAATTCTACTTCATCTAAGTTTTCATCTAACTGTTTTACAAAGTCACTTAATTTAAAACTATTTTCTCCATCAGAGTCACTTGTTGTAGCATCTAAACTTTGTCCATGAAGTTTTTTACTAGCTTGCATCCACAGCGTTTTTAATCTATTTACCATAGCTGTGTGTAAATAAGTATGAAATATTGCGTTTCTATTTGGTTTATATAGTTTTGCAGCTTTTAAAACTATCAACCTAAGTTCTTGGGCAAGATCATCTCGATCATATCCTTGAATGTAAATGTTAGATAACATTTTATTTATCTTAGGTTCCCATTGCAATATTAAATCGTCATTGATTTCCATTTTTTTTATACTTTCTGTACGCTTGATAACACGGTTGTGTGCAATAAACATTTTTTAATTTTAATCTATACCCCTGCATAACTCTTTTACGACTTCTGTAAAAAGGCACTCTGCAGAAATAACATGTTAATTTAATTCTATTCCATTTGAATCTACACTTATCTTTGTGTATTCCGCCACGGTCCGTAGTTATCTCTCTACATACTTTACAGTATACCACAGGTTTAGGTTTAGAGACCTTTGTTGGTAGATTATTTTTAATTAAAACTCTGCGTGCATACGATACATCTATCCCTACTTGTCTTGCGATTTCAGATATAGACATGAAGGGGTTGTTTTTACGCAGTCTAACTACTTTATTCTTCGCCTTCATTTTTTAGTTTATCTATTTCATCAGACAGTTCTTGTATGGCTTTTAACATGGGTGCGATTAACTTTGTATAATCTAATCTCATATGATGATCAGTGTCTATTTCATGTACAATAGTACCCTCTTTAGGATCTAAACCTGCTTTTTCGATTGCATCTTTAACATCTTGGGCTGTTACCCCTACATCTAATTTATCTGGGTTTGTTTTTTTATTATATTGCACTGGTTCTAATTCATTAACAAAGTCCAACCCTAACTGTATTGGTTCAATGTTATCTTTAACTGCCGCGTCTGACGTATCTGTTATGCTACCTTCATGAAAAATGTTTCTCCATGCATTACCAGTTAATCCTAAGTCATAACTATTATCTTTAGCGGGCACCCAAAAGTTATTTATTACTGGACCTATATCATTTGCACCTGTTGATGGCATGGTTTTTGCACCACTATCACCACTAGTTCCATTTACATCAGAATCATTAGCCCTTCCGTATGTAAATCCGTTTGCTGTGGTTAATGTTACTCTCCCAGCTGTACTACCTATAGTAGATCCGACAATCACACCTAATTTAATTCTACTTATACCCACCGGAGCTCTATAATTACCTGCAGCTACTCTACCCTCTGCGGCATTTCTTGCTTCAAAAGTATCTTCATTTTCAATAATAAATTTTGTAGTAGAACGTGCTGGTTCAAAGTAAAGGATAACTCTACTGTTTGGTTCGCCGTCTCCATCAGCATCTGTTATATTTACTGTTGTGCCCAGCCCTACAGATCCATTATCACTATCGTCAGCTGCTATTGAAAACACTTGTCCCTTTATATATAAACTTCCACTAGTATAACTAATTGCTTTATCTTTATCATTGCCGGCAGTATCCCCAGCACGAAATGTGCCTGTAAAATGTGGGGCGGATTCAAATCCATATGGAAGTCCACCATAATCGTCATCAGTTTGTTCATCTAAATCGCCTAAATCTGGTTTAGCTTGAGAAATAATATCCTGTGTTCGGGTAGTATTATATGATATAGTCTCAATATGAGTGTATGCTCTACTACCTGTTTCTGTATATTCTATTGATGTGATCATTGTTGACCCACCTACTCTACCACCTGAAGTACCAATGTTATGCGGCAATGACTGTACCTCTGTATTAAATCCAACTCTTAATGGAACATTCACTCTAATAAAATCATTTGTAGAAAAACTCCCTGTTGTGACTAAAAATGTTAACTCTTTTGCAGTTACTTTTTCTAAATATCCGTAAGTGTCACTAGAAGTGCCATTCTGAGCTGTTAACTTATTTATAGTATGCCCTGCTCTCAATCCAAATCCAGAAAACGAAGTTACACCACTTCCTGAATTATCAAATAATGCAATTGCAGTGGTAACACTACCGCCTTGCATGCTGTTATCTGTAATAACTACTTTTGTTTTTTCTCCTGCAGAACTTGTTGTTATAGAATCATCTCCTGTAAGTTGAATATCTAATGTGCTAAAAGGATATTTACCGTCTACTTGAAACCTGCCCCTAATTTTACTTCTAGATTTTTGGGCAAACTTAGATGCAATTGCAGCTCTAATGTCATTAGCACTTACATTAGTTCCAAAATCCATTCTTGCAACTTGTCTTTCTTTAGTTACAGCCTGTGCTCTAAATGGAAACTCAGCTTCGGGGTCTTCATTATCACATAAAGTTATACTGTTTCCAGAACTTGCAGTATTAATAAATAATTGTTGCCCCGCCGTGACACCTACACCCGCAGTCGCTATATCAGAACCACTTAATATAAGCACTCCCGACCCATTTGAAATGCTAGAGGTGCTCTCACCGATAAATTGTATATATCCTATTATATTATTACTAGAATCAACAAGTCTAGTCGCATGACTACTACGATCTGCAACAGATGTTCTGTTAACATCTTCTACTCCAAATGTCCCGGTAACATCAAATGGATCATTTAATATAGCTTTACCTCCATATAAACCAGCTACACTTGATGATACACTTTGTGCTTTAAAATGAAATAATTCAAAAGTAGTTTCTCGCATAGTACCTGAAATAGGGTCTCTAAATCTAGCTAGTATTTCAGTTAAATTTTCACTTTTTATTAAATCAAAAGCTGCCCCCGGTTTTATTTGTCTAGTATGCCCATCAATATTTGTATTACTAGTGCCGTAGTTATGGAATTGCACGTTCCCTATTGCAGGGGATCTGGAGCCGTCTGCTATACTACTTTGATCTTGAGCAGGCATAAAACCTGCTGGATAATAATTAAGCATTTGAGCGGGGTTGCTAGCAGTAGAAAAACTTGTAATATTAGGGTCATTATAAAAGACATAACCAAATTTATCTTTTGCAATTCTATCTCCAGAGGCTAATCTTTTTATTCCGTACAAAGCGGTTATATCAGATGATCCAAAAGTAACTTTAGCATTTCTATTTGTATTTTGGAATGAATCTAAACTGGCTTGAAATCTAGCTTCACTACCACTCACAGGTTCAGTAGTCGTGGTATTAATTTCTTCACCATCTGTAGTAGACCCTGAACCTCCAAATTGAAATTTTTTAGTTAAAAATTTAATCGCTGTTGCTGGAGTTTTAGTAGATCCTAAATCAGAATTGTTTCCATCAGCATCTTTTATCTCTATGGTGCTAAAATTACCCCCCATTTTTGTTCTAGCTAATTCAAACAAATTATCATAAGCAGTTACTTTCATGGTGTTACCCTCACCACCGCTTTGTTGTCTAGTTACACTGCTTATTTTGCCCGTAAATAGTATGCTATGATTTTCACCTTCCTCTACCTTTACGGGAACAGATTGTTTTATAATGCCTTCTAAAATCCCTGATGAAGTTATAGCACCGCTAAATGGGTTTCCAATAGACATTTGTAGCACTCTTGGTTTATATAGGTCATCTATTATAGAAAAAGACTGTACTAGAGACGTGCCATTACTATCTTTTAATTCAGACCATGCAAATATAGGTGTATCATTAGCATGGGTTGCTGCAGTCGTAGTGGTTGCAGATGTGTGAGTTACCTCTGCTCTATTTATAGTTATTGCATGAGTGCTGGTGTTAATGGCTGTAACCTTTACAGCTTCATTTTCAATTAATACATCCATACCTACTTCTAATCTATGCCCAGCATCCACAGTCATACTAGTAGCTGATGTATCAGATGTAATATCTCCTGTATCATTAATTTTAGCCACTTCTATAAAAACATATATTTTTGAAGATCTAAATACTACTGGATTAGCCATTAGCTATCTTTCCTTTTTTTAGTTACAAACACCATAGTAAATGAAAATCTATCTTCTGTGGCGGGTGCGACATCAAATCTTGCTTGAGATATAGCCCCCTCATAAGCTGCAACAGGTGTGGTTGAACCATCGGATACCATTATCTCTAATTTAGAGTCTGACGGATCATAAAATTTAGTTGTAACAAAGTCCTCTAATTCTTCTTTACTAGGCACAGTATATACTTGACTACTGTTCCTTTCAGGACCTGTTACATTTTCTGCAGAACCCGGTGCAGTTGTGTCTACTATTCCACTTATTGTAACAGTAGGTCTAATCTGTCCTAAATCAATGATTTCTGGATCTGCTCCACTTGGGAATGGAATTTGTATTGGAGTTTTTACATAGTTAACAGAAAAAGAATCTGCTTTTAATGCAAACCTTTTTTCACTAGAACTTAATCCGTCATATAAACATATTGCTAAAGCCATTATCCTTTATTACCTCCTGCCATTCTACTATTTACATCATAGTTAAATGATTCAATTGTATCTCCCTGTGGATTAATAGGCATAAGATCAACGGCATACGCTTCTGTTGAACCCGGTAAACTACCCCCACCACCAGCACTAGACATCTGAGGAGCACCACCTCCTCCACCGCCACTAAAAATAGTTCCTACTCCACCACCAACCATGTCAGCTACAGTATCTAAAGCACTACTAAAAAATTCACTAACTATAGATGATGTCATTCCAGCGATCAACAATTTAATTAATGGACCCCCCGGAGTTATAAGGAATGCTATGGTTCCAACGATAGCCTGAAGTATAGCCCTAGTTGCTTGCTTAGCTGCTTCTTCAGCCCCGCTTTCTCTTAAAATTGCCCCCATGTTTAATCCAACATAGACTAAGTTAAAAAACGCTACTCCTCTAAAGAAGGCTAATGCTTTACCCACACCAGCTTGCATCATACTTCCCATGGCAGCTGATACCATTGGTATGGAGTTAGCTGTTAGTGCATTAGTAAGACCAACCCCCAATAATGCAGATCCAATACCTGAAACTATATCACTTAAACTTAATCTTCCATCTTTTGATACACCGTCTTTATCAAATAAACTAAAAGAAAAACCGCCTAATGATAGAAATGCACTAAGTAAATTTCTAGTACCTATGACTAGTTCAGCAACAAAGTTGATTATTCTAGGCATGGTTGCTTGTATTGCGGCGGCATAAGCAGGAAATTGTGTAGCAAAGTATCTTAATACTGTAGCTAAATAAGGCACGATTGGAGCTAACGCAATATCAATTAATCCACCGAGTAATTGAAATATTGCACCAGTAGTATTAGTAAAAATCTGTGAGTTTCTAAGTAAAGCCGCAAGACCTAAGTTAATACCGACTAACTGTGCTAATGATTTATTACGCGTTTGTCTCTCTTGATTGTCTTTAATTTCATTATTAGGGTCAACAGTGGGTACTACATTACCCTGACCTGCAGCAGATGATACCCCATCTGCCATCAACATCATTTTTACCGAATACTCTTCAGCCATATTTAAAATCCTCTAGGCGGTGTTGGATGAGCATTATTTGCTTGTGCCATCTTACTCTGCCTTTCCATAGTTTCATTTTTAAATTCTTCTATAGCCGCATTTGTTGCTAACATCATGTTAATTTCAGCTTCTGACATATCTTGAACTTCAGTGTAATTAAGTCCTAATCTCAGCAGCGTCAACAAAGTCGCATAATGCGTGTACAAGATCGATTCTCGCGTTGACACTTTTACCCCTCTCAGGAATCGATCTACCCTTTTTTTATTACATCTACATCCGAAAGGTTAGTGTCCATAGCAGATGGAACTAATTGCTCCAATGCTGCTCCCAACTCACTATTAATTGAGTCTAAAAATTCATCTGTGGTTTTACCCCATGGAGCGTCCACAATAATGTATTTAAGCACTTCCTTTACATACTTACCGCTATCAAAACTTGATGCACCTGTAGGCTCAAATGTCATGCACTTAGCTACTAAATCATTTTTACTTTTCCATGTCATCGGTTTAACTGTTACATCAAACTGATCATCTTTAATTTTTATGGTAAAGTTTTGATTTTCTCCTTTTATCTTGTACTTATCTATGTTAAAGTTTACTGCTGCTCCGCTTGGCTCTGTTGTCATATATACCTCCTATGTGTATACGTACTCTGAATCTGTTACTAACATTTTTAGGTTTCTACAGCTGAACTCTGCAGCTACTTGTAAGATCGGGTCTCCACCAATTGGGTGAGGAGCACCTGTTAAGAAAGCTCCATTTTCACCTAATCCTACTGCTGCACCAGTTGTTTCGTCACCTGATGTGTAATCGGCTGGAATTAATATTTGAAAACTATCATTAGTTCCCCTAGTAAAAGTAATCTCTATATTAAATCCTTCCATCCCACTTCCATAGTTACCTTCCATAAGTAATTGTTTGAAGAACTCAGTAGCTGTATTTCTACCTACCCCACTCGCAGATGCTGCGGAGTCTGGTAATGCTAAAGTACAACTCATACTGTATGATCTTCTACCCTCTCGTATTTCAGACGGTCCTCTTTGTCTGCCGTGTCTTGGAGAGATGTAATATCTTGGCTCACTACCATTAGAAATACTTAGGTTGAAGTTTCTAACTCTAGCAAACTCTTGTCCCATAAACTTAACAGAACCTTCTGAGAAGTAGTATGGGTCATTCGTAGGTAATGTAATATCTCCAGTAGAGATATCTGCCATTTCTGTAAATCTAGGCATACCTGCTGACATTGAGTCACCACTAAATATACCCGTGTTAGCTGCTTCAGATCCCGGATTCACATTCGGTTGTGATACTTCTTGTTGGTTGTGGAACATATCTTGGAATGTCACCGTGTCCCAACCTACCATTAACATACCACCTTCATCGGCTGATATTGTACAAGAGTCTACAAACCCTCCTACATATCTTCTATCAAAATCATTAGCTGTAGTTTCACTACTATCTCTCATGTGTAAGTGCCATGACATTGTATCTAACAATACTTGTTCTGTAATGTGGTGTTTTACTGTCGCACCAGAACTTACTTCTCTAGCAGCTGAATCGTCAGCGTGATCAAATCTAAAAGGTTTTTCTAATCTAGCCACATTTGTACTAGGAAATGCTGCAATTTTTTGTATCTCTTGACTTGTATCACTAACTGATGTTGTTACTTGAGGAGTAGCCCCATTAGAAAAACATATAAAATCTCCAGCACTATAGCCATGAGATCCATCTAGTGTTACATAAATATCACCTTTACTTACAGCACCATCAATATCTGTTGATGCAGATTCTACCGCAGACGGCACATCAAACACGCTACCTATTGCCCATCTAAATGGTTTACCGTTTAGTGGTATAAAACCCGGTAATGATCCTGAAAAAGATTGTGCTCCAACATACATCTTAGTCCAGTCTCTTTTTTGACCTACACCTAAGAAATATCTTGGCTCATATGATGGCACCATATCTGGCACATTCACTGATTCATAAACACCCGGTATTTCTGTAATAATTTTAGCTTGTTGAGTTGTGCTCGCACCATCAATCTCTACAATGTAAGAGTTATTAGCATGAGTAAACCCTAAAGGTCTATCTAAAAATAAAGTTCCAGAACCTGATAAATTTGATCCATGTACAATTCTTCTTATTTCAAACGGCACTGCAGTTGAAGCACCAGCATCAGTTGATTGGTTTAAGTTTCCAATCCTAACCATATCACCAACTACCCATGGACCATTATTTAACCCATCATAAGTTAATTGGTCTGTTCCCACTGCATGATCTGCAGTAAGCTGTCCATAAGTACCGCTACTTTTTCTACTACCATTATTTAATTCTACGTCTCCTCCCGGAGCCGACTCCATTGCATATGTCAATTGTGATTGATCACTTCGAAATACTGCCATTATATTTCCTCCTACATGTATATTATACTACAAAACCTTAAGTTTCTAAAGCAATTGCATTGTTGACTAACTGTACAGATACAGTTCCCACCCACACATTTGCTTGTGCATTAGTTTGTTCATTAAAATCCATAAACTGGATACGTTGAAAGTTAGTAAGACTATGTATTCTAGAGTGGCATATTCTTCTAATTTCTGCCATAACATTATACAGTCGTTGTCTGCTTTCTTGTGTGTAAATTTCTAAAGTAATATTGTAAATCCTATTACCAAACTTTCTATTACCTATTGGAATTTCTTGTAAAGCTGGACCAGTAGCCCTTGCAATTATCTGGTCATTAACATTTAAGTTATATCTCATGGGTTCACCTGCCCCAGTTACCTCAATAAAACCCGGTTTTTTAGATGTGCCACTAACATTACTAAAAGTCCACTGACCTTCTAAGTCTGTTATAAACTCATTTACAGGTATCGGCTCAGTAGGCATTTAGAATATCTCCACACGTTTAAGTGATTCTATACCCTCTGATACCTCAACTTGAAATAACTGTAATTTCTGTTGTAATGGTACTCTATCCATTCCACTTACTGCTAAATTACCAAAATCAGAGTTTTTAAGTATTTCTATCGCTGCTAGTTTTTTAGTTATCTCAGTAACAAATGGACCTTCACGCACATCTGTTCCTATATTTCTACCATATAAATATTTAATTTTTATGGGCATTATAAATTCACCACCGCCAAATCTAAATGTAGGGGTGTTGAATCCTCTAAATCTTGCTGGTAGGAAAAAGTATCTAGAAAAATGGATCATACCAGTATCTCTAACTAAAAAGTAATCTTTATCTCTACCTTTGCTTCTTACGTCAAATTCAGAACCATCCCATACAGCAAGCTCTAATATTTTGTAAGGATCTGGTCTATCAGGTCTAAATCCAAAGATATTAAAGTCATGTTTTTCATCTGCAACATAATTCATTCTCCAAGACTTTCTAGTTTGATAATCTATTTGAGCTTGAGCCCCATGAATATATGTTTCTACAGTAGCTTTACTCGGAACAGTTGTGGTAGTAAAATCTGTAGTGCCTGTCACATTTGCAAGTTGTAATAATTCAAATACTTCTTGTGTAGTGCAATATGCTTCTACAGGTCTTTTTCTAATATTTTTAACAGTTGCACCAGAGTTAATACCATTCGGAGCACTTATTCTTATCCAATATGCAGACTGCCCTTCATCAACAGTTGTTTTAGCCCAATCACTTATTACTCTTACTGGGAAGATTTCTACACCATCTCCTGCAAATCCATAAGCCTCTCCAGAATATGTGCCATCATCATTGTCATCTAAATTAAATTCTTGAGTATCAGGGATAAATTCTGCGAAACTAGATCCATTGAAATATTCATATTTTAAAGGTGCTGTATAGCTGCCGGGTGTATCTATGTCAAATATTGCCATATCAAATTTAGCATCGTCCCCTAAATATAAAAAATCGTCAGTGCCTTCTATTACTGAAAATGATGTACCTGTAATAGACCTTGCTTCTAAATCTCTATTAGTAAAAACACCTCCGCCAGTATCAATTCTGACGTAATCAAATTGTTCGTTTGCCACTGTAGGCATTGGTTAACCCTCCGAGTTTTCCTCCGTTGTTTCTTCAGGCTTTTCTTCTACTTGTTCTACTGGAGCTTCTACTCCTAGTTTACCTCTTAGGTAACCAGCCGCCCCATTTACTTGTTGAATTTTCGCTATTAGTAAATCTCGTTGGTTATTAGCATTAAGTAATTGCTGTCTTAATGATACAACTTCATTTTCTAAAGTTTCTAAATCTTTTTTAAGCTCTTCTTGCATTACGCATTTCTCCTTGAACTAATGCCCCTTTTCATTGAGGCTCTTCTAATTCTTTTCGGTGGGGGGTCTCCCCACACTGGTCTAGCCCCATTTAAAAAGGGTAGACAATTGTTTACATATAAATAGTGTCCTTCATCTTTCTTGGTTTGCCATGTTTGTTTGCATTCATCTGTCGCATCCTCACATGGTTGAACCATCCCGTTGAAACCACTTACATATAGTATATCATCTCCAGTCAAAATATTTGTGTTAAGTATAAAAGATTTACCTCTTCTTAATAAACTCTTGATCTTTTTTTCAACTGTTTTAGTCCTTGCATAGTGTTTCTTATAACTTAAAACAGGAAACTCTACATAGTCTTCATTTTGCCACCACTTCTTATCCGTCCAGTAATGTTTGTACGTTTTAGTTTCTATTGGCATATGTACCTCCTAAAATCGTATCTTAACTTATTCCAACTTATTTTGCAAGTTCTACTTATATTATACTAACTTTTTATAGAAATCTTTAAAGTTGGGGATTTATTGTTGGTTGATTCATAAGGGTTCTAACTTCATTTAACTTTGTTACCTTATCAGCATCTAATGCCCAATTACCATCTATGTATGTAAAACAATTACCATAGAATGATGTAGGTGCTGTAACACCTTCGTATACTGTATGTGTTGAAGAATTTATATCTAACACAATAGTATTCCTGTCATCATGAGTATGTGTAAATTTACATTCATCAGATGTCATGGTTATTATTTGACTATCTGCTAAACAATAAACTACCTTATTATCTGAATTTCTAACTATTATTTTCGCCATTTAACATCCCTTTTTCTTGTGCTTCAACTTGTTTTCTAAAATCATCATCAATTGTTTTTAGTGGACCTAATACATTTAATACTTCACCTTGACCACTGCCCGGTGTCAAACTTTTTGCTCTTTCTTGTAACTGTGCTTTTAATGATTCTTTTTGATGTGTATTAACATTTTGTGTATCAAATGAACCATCATCTAGTTCTTTTTTAATTCTTGACCAATGCTCAATTTCCCTTACCCTGTCAGCACCACTTCTAGCAATATTTTCTTTAGCCCATAATTTTTCTTCTAGTTCTATTTGCAATAGTTCCACTTCTAATTCATCATCTTCCGTACTTATTGCTCTTTCAACTTTTTTAATTTCAACTAAAAGTTTTCTATACTCATAAGAGTCTATTCTAAGTTGTCTATAAAATACATCTTGTTCTCTTACAGCTTGCCAATATTTACTAGCTTTTGTAGGAAACCTACCATCATTAAGTACAGAGTAACGCATTTCAGTTTCAGTTCTGTATATCTGTACTTTACTATGTGTATCTTCTAGTTCTGCTTTTAATTCTTGTAAGAACTTATTATGTTCTTTATTTAACATTGGAAAATTATTCAAGTGTTATTGCTCCTTGTTCTATTGCTGGTCTACCCTCAAGTTCATCACCTGCTAAAAGGTTATTTAATGTTATTATACCAGCATTTACTATTTCTTGTGCTTGTGCTTTTGTTTTTATTGTGTAACCATATTTTTCTACCCATTTTGTGCAATGTTCTACACCACCACCATAGTCAGCAGTATCTACTGCTTTGTATATATTACCCGGATATCCAGTTAAAGTAAATCTTTTAGCATCCGTATGTTTGTATTCTGTTAAAGTTGTTGTTTGAAAATAAATCATAATTACCTATCACAATGCATATTTTGTACATCTCCAGCACCATTCGATGAACCTGTGCCACCTCCAAAAGATATGCCTGCAAAAGTACCATTACAATCAATAGAATTTGTGGGTGCATATCTGTCAAAATACGAATTAGTTGGACCGGATGCCCAAGATGTCCCATCCCAAAACTCACTAGCACCATTGTCGATTCTATTACCACCTGTTGCACCAGCATCAGTGGTTATGCCAAAGGCTTGAAATACATTGTTGTCATTGATCATACTGTTTAAAGTTGACCAAGCACTACCATTATATTTATAAGTAGGTTTTGTATAACTTCCAGCATGACCTCCAAAGTGTATTGCATCATTATGCGACCTACCTGCCATTCTTCCATAATTAAGATTTACAGGTGAGTCTGCTTCTGTTGACCAAGAACTACCGTTATATGATTCAACATCATCTCTATAAGCACTTATGTATCCACCTACTCCTAAAGTGTCAGTTTGTAAACCGGTGGTCGATATACCATCACCACCAATTGAACTTGACGTACCACCAGTGCTAAATGATGAGCCATCATATTCTTCTGATGTTTTAGGTGCAGATGCACTTGCCCCATGTCCGTCTGTACCTGTACCACCAAATATAAACCCTGCTGTCAAGGTGCCTGAACCACTTGCCGAATGTCTTGCAACACTCAGATTGCCACTTGCTGTAAAAACATTTCCGTTGTATTCATCACCATCTACTTGAGGTGTACCACCTGTATTGTTACCACCAATTACCAAAGCAGCAATACGACTTTGACCAAAACCCGCCAGTCTGCTTCTTTGTGCTGGCAGTTCAGAATCACCACGACTAAATATTGCGTTTCCGGGTGCTGTTAAACCAATACCTGTATCAAAAGCACCTATTTCTGACTCACCATTATTATCTTGGTGGTCCCCTACGAAAAATAAATTACTACCCACAAAGCCGTCATCAGATAAGTGGGTAGTACCACTTGGTGAGGTAACTTGGCTCTTTGGTTTATTAGTAAACATTTCAAATTTACCACCTTTAAACGAATAACCTTCTCCTGCTGTATATCCCCATGCCATTACATTTACATCTGCATCAGAAGTGTGTGAGCTATTATGTCCGAAAATTGCACCTCTACCTCTACCTGCACTAAATGCAAGACTTATATTATTTTTTGTACTTGTGCCTCCAAAATCACCAGAAGCATCATTACCATTAGTCATAAAAGTACCACCATTTCCACCATCTAGATATGTTGATTGTTTTATAATACCACTAGACTTTACTGGCTTTGCATTGTGTGGTGTTTGAGTCCATGTAATTGTATCGTTTGCTGCTACTGTGAAATTAAATAGTGAAAAATCATCAGTAGATTGCGTACCATACTTTTGTTGATATATGTATACATGATGACAATTATTTGTGCTGTCATATACAACTCTTTTAGTATTATCCATTCTAAATCTGCTTTTATTAGTTCCGTCATAACCAAAGTTAGTGTTATGGGATAAAGCCTGTGCTGCACCAGTATCTAATAAATATTGCGTATTAACTGTCATGGTTGCACCACTACCCGTCACAGTTGCTGCCTGTACTTGGAATGTACCAGATACATCTTGTGTTACTAATACAACTTTGTTTCTTTGTTCATTCCAACTCCAAATCATAGGGGGGTCAGTAGAATATCCGTTAACATCTTGAAGCACTTGTAAAGCACCTACTGTTACATTATTATTGCTAGACACGTCTGTTATTGTTACTGCGGCACCTACAACATCACTTCTGTCACCTGCTACCGAAGAACCACTTGATTCTCCACCTTTAGCAAAAAATACAAGCATCCTTCCAGCAGATGCACCATCTGAATGATCATATATACACATTTGCCCTTCTGGACCATGCAGGTTTGGAAAGCTACTACCATCACTATTTGGATTATAAACTACTGTGCTAGTGCCTACTGATGATAACTTAGGTGAGCCACTACCACTTGTAGTTATACTTGCCGCATAAGCATATACAGAGTTGTAATCACTACCTTCATATACCATATATGCACCCATGACTCTATCTTGTTCATCATTATATGTAACACCTGATGAGAACGAATCTGCTGTTGATACTATTACTACTTCATCTCCATAAGTTAATGTACTGCCTGATGCAGTAGCACAAACAACTGTCGGATAACCACTGTTAGCAGAATCCCCATACGAAAAAATCATAATCTTATCAGTGGGATTATAAGCTGTAGCATTACCAAAAGTTGTAGATGCGTTAAAATCTTCGTTTGTCAATGATGTAAGTGCTGGGTCTGCTTGAGCTTCGGGTATGTCTGCTCCTAGAAACTTTGCTATGTCTCCTTTATCATCTCCCATTATTTTTGCGATGTCTGCTATGGCATCGCCATCTATCTTAGCTATATCTGCCATAAGTTCTCCTTATGCTAGTTCTGCTGTTGTTAAACTAGGTTGTACGAATACTAGTTTTTCACCTATTGAATGCCCTATTACTTGAAGAATGTCTCCAGATCCAGTCGGTGCTGTGTTACTCATAACACCTGCTGTAGTGGTACAGAATAATGGAGCTCCATTTGTACCAAAATCTGTAAATGATTCATCTCTTATTAATCCTAATACCATAACTTCAACAGAGTTTCCATCTGTTACATTACTTGTATTTACAGATACTCCAATTGCTGGCATTGTACCGGGGTCATTAGCATTAGATTCATGCACTTCATCATCCGTGTGTATGTATACAGGACTAAATGGTGTGATAGTTGAGCCTGCTGTAAATGTCATTATAATACCTTGTGCATCGTGATCATCTATACTATCTTGTGTAATTGCATCGGTAAATTTAATATTTGCACCTTGTGGCATTTTAAGGCTTTTATCTGCTGCCATTGTTATATCAGAGTTAAATGTTAATCCTGCATCATCTGCGTGAGTTATTGTTGCTTCTGAATCCGCTCCAAAACTAAGCACTGATGAATCAGATAACAATCTTAAGTCATCCCCAACTGTAAAGTCGGCTGCAACGCTTGCACCGCCGGCTACAGTTAGTGCTCCATCTGAAGCGTCTGTGTTTGCAGTGGTTGCAGTTATTGATATAACACCTCCAGAAGATATTCCTATTGCATTTGTGTCAGATGCCGAACCTATATTCCCACCGTCAGCAATTGTTAATCCTGAAAGTGTTCCGACAGAAGTAATGTTTGCTTGTGCTGCTGTCTGCAATGTACCTGCAAGCTGAGTAGCTGTAAGCCTTCCTGTGCTTGGATTGTATGTTAAATTACCATCAGATTCTAAACCAAGATTTCCTCCGTCTACATCCCCACCAGCAGTAAAAATTATAGCGTTGTCTTCATTTGTATTTTCATTATCAGTTATAGTAACTGTGGTAGCTAATGTTGCTGTGTCGGCGTTTCCAGTTAAAGCTCCAACAAATCCTGTAGCTGTAATTTTACCTGTACTTGGATTATACGTTAAAGTGCCGTCTGACTCTAAGCCTAAGTTACCGCCATCAACATCTCCACCAGCAGTAAAGATTATTGCATTATCTTCGTCAGTGCTTTCATTATCTGTGATAGTTACTGTAGTTGCAAGAGTTGCTGTATCTGCATTACCAGTTAAAGGACCTGCGAAAGCATCTGCTGTTACTGTTCCATCAAAATAAGCATCTTTAAATTCAAGCGAAGCTGTACCTAAGTCTATTTGGTTGTTAGTTGCAGGATATAATGCACCAGTATCAAGAGTTAATCTGTTAGCATTATCTACTTTAAAATCAATCTCGTTAGCAGTACCAAAGTCTATTGCAGTCTGTGCATCTTCACCTATTATTAAATCTGTAGCATGTATAGATGTAATTCCTGTTTGAGCTGCATCTATAGTAAAAGTTAAATCAAATGGGTCACCATCAGTTCCGTTATCTGTGTCAGTAAAGTTAATATCAATACCACCACCTTCTACAAATTTAATTTCTTTGTTTTCAGTAATAGTTACTTCTGTGCCGTCACCATCTTCTATTACGAACCCATCACCCATGTCTACTGTGTCACTACCGCTTGCAGTTAGTTGATTACTACTTACTGATATACCTGAGCCAGCTATCGCACTTAAAAAATCACCAATGCTTTCTACAATTACATCTCCAGTTGCACCACCGTCTAAGAAAAGCATGTGGTCACTAGCTTGTGCTACTGTG